ATGTAATTCTTATTTGTGTTTGAAACTTACCTTCTGGACTTGATGTTAAGACTTCAGGCCCGATAGGAGAATCAAAAATTACATTTGATACTGTCACTCTATTGTATAAGTCTCTCAACCTCTTGCCAATCGTATAGTTTGAACCAGCACCAATCCCTTCTTCTGTAAAAATATTTAAAACTACAAGACCAACAACATCATTAAAGGCATTGCTTGTATCTCCTTGAGTAAGATATTGATGCGCTCCAAAACTTGTAAGGCATTGAACAAAAGTATCTTCTGTGGTTGAATCAAATGCCATGTTGTTAAATACAACAGGTATTGCAGGGCTTGATGCAAGTTCTGTTGCTAATCTTGCCTCGATTGTAGATCTGACGGTGTTTAAATCTATTGCTGCCATTTATGCCCTCCTAAATTCGTTTTTAATATACTGTTCTAATTGTTTTGCAACGAGTTCTGGATAACCTTTAATTGTGCTTTGACGAGTCCTATATCTTCCACCCCAACTTGGTGGCAAATTTGTGCCATAAGCAACAGGCTCTGCATATTCAACATCAGTAAATACAACTCCCATAAAAGGTTTTATGTCACTTTCCCAAGAACCTCTTAAAGTTCCTGTGTCCTCTGGAGTAAAAAATTTAATATCTTTTTCTGCCTTTAAAGTTGCTTTCCTAACGGTGTTGATTACTTTTTGCTCAAAGTGATCACCGATTCCAGCCAGCCTTATTTCTCTCGCCATAATTACCTCAAGATAAGATCAAAACTTATAGGAGTATTATCTTGTTCATTTGTAATAACTTGAATTACTTTAAATTCAACATTAGTTATTAAAACTCTGTCTTTTGTTGTCGGAACAAAACTAATATCTTTTGATGCAATAATTAATCTTTTATCCTGGGATTCAATCAGATCATTTACCTCAGATCTATTTACATTACTTAATGCACCTTTAACAGTTGTATCAGATGTAGATTCTGTGATCGCTCCAGTTGTTGTGTTATATGCACCAGCCGTTACTCGTCTAATCGTTACATCTCCTCCAAGTTTTTTTAAAGTTTTGGAAGCTGCTGTTTTTAGTGCGTTAGCAAGACTCATAATGAATAAGCAATGACCTGACCACTTGCAAGAGTAATACTTGTGATAACACCTTCGATTTCAGTTGACGACTTCATTTCAATTCCATTAATTGTTGCAGAACCATTTTCTGTTAAGTTCTCAGCAACTAAAGTCACCTCTGCATTTGATAAACAATGCACCTTACCGAATCTGCCAGTATGGGCATTTGTATCTGTAATGATTATCCCTGCTGGATATTGGTAGCCGTAGCCCATTGTTAAGACCTCTTGATTTGTAAGTTTGCTCTTCCACCTATTCTAATACCCATCAGGTAATGATCAACTATAGGTGGGATTCGATCAATACCAACAGCCCCATAAAATCTTGGAGTTACATTTAAACTTCCGATAACAACATTGGAAAAATCTTCTAAACCACTCAACTCCAACCCGTTCCTATTGTTGTTAAGATATACAGCCAAAATTACTTGTGCATTTTTTACACGATCTGGGATTTCAGTATCAGTGTAATAATCAGCAACTAATCTATTTGGAAAAGATAAGCCATAAAGATTGGTGTAAGTGTCAGGTTTTCTTACTCCTGATCTTGGCCATTCAAGTGCCTGGGTATCATCTACCCTTGCCCCTAAAAACTTTTCACGATCAATTCTTTGTGCAGCCGTGAACAAAGCACGGTTTTTATTGTCGTTGCTTGAACCATCCCAAGCAGCAGCGTCATCACTGAGGACTAAACCCTCAATAAATGAGTTTGCATCTGCAAGAGTTATATAGGTGTTTGCGTTAGCACCACCAACAGTTGCATCAAGAGTTATCGCCATTTAGTTTTACCTTCTTGGGCTTTGGTTTTGGTTTTGGCTTTTCAAGAGTTGGAGTTAATGAAGCTGCCTTAACAGCAGCCTCATTCCTCGCTCTCATACGCCTAAAAGCGTACATTCCCATTAGCTTGAAGCACCCTTTAGAGCAACATAGTTAATAACGATAGCTTCACTTAGAGATCCACCTGATACGTTAGAAACTGTGATCTTGAATGATCCAGCAGCAATTCCGTTAGCACTTACGATATAAGCACCAGCAGTTCCAGCAGAACCATGACAAGCAACGACAACATCTGTTGCAGCGACTTTGCTGTTAGTAACTGTAAAAGATACTTCAGCAGCATCAGCTAATGCAGCGTTGTTCATTGTGATCTGTCCACTCTCAGTATTAAGAGTTACACCTGTTGATTTGTTAGTAGCCTGAGTTACAGTACCACCGTCTGTTGGGCCGATTAAACTACCAGCACCAATTTCAAAAATAGAAGCCATGATTAATCTTGGTTACTTACGTTAGTAGCACGGACAATTCCGATGTTTTTTGTCTCATACACTTTCGACCAAGAGGCAACTGTCTCTAATACGGTACGAGTTGGGTTAACAGTAGATACTGCATACTTCAAACCTACTGGATGGTAGATGTAGTGAAGGTCAACAGCCATTGCTTCTTCTAAAGCAAGGATATCTCTATCTGTTTGTGTTCTGATTGGTGCTTGCTCACCTGTAACAACTGCTCCTTGTGTAAAGAAGAATGTTGAATACTCTGTGGAAGAACCAGATCCTGTTGTTGGAACATCATCAGAAACAATAACTCTTAATCCCATAAAGGTATTAACAGTTGAAGGGCCATCAAATGCTCTTGTTGTGCTACCACCTGTAGCTGCTGTATCAGGTGCGCCAGTGTTGTCATAAATGCGATCAATTGCATTACGCTCTACTAGGTCATAAAAAACCTTAGAGTGCATTGCAACAGCAGTTAACTTCTGACCTTGATCACCAAGTAAAGACTGTGCTTTTGCAACGTGTCTTGGACTTAATGTTGTTGGAGTGTCACCTGATTCTGAATCAATAGTCAAAGCGAATAAAGCAGAGTTGCTATCGTTTGCGTTGATAGAACCAAATGCACCAGTTAAGCAAGAATATAAATCCTTCTGCTTCTGGTTGTTAACATAAGCAGCCATCTTCTGAGCGATAGCAGCCATTGGATCTGGGCCACCACCAACTGCTAATGCAGCCAAGTCTCTTGAACTAAATGCACGACCTCTATGAAGAACAGCAGCGATTTGGTTATCGGCTGTGATCTTGCCAGGTGTTAATGATAATGAATCTGTAAGGACTTCAAAGTCTCCAGATAAGTTAGCTTTGTAGAATGGAATCTTTACAAAGTCACCGCCTCTTTCTGCGGATAGATTTAATTCTGCTAAAGGTGTCACTACCCCACTCTGCAAGAAATCATCTCTTTGAGTTGTTTCTTCAATCAGATAGGGTGTAAAAACCTCAGGGATAATTAAATCACTTCTTAATGTAGCCATTAAAAAATGTACTAATGATTTTTACTTTTTCGGTGACAACACCTAACTCATACAAACAAGTTAACTTTATATTAACCGCTAACTGCGTTTTTGAGCATATTATATTTATTTATATCTGTGCGATATAGTCTGGCCTGTTCAGTTAAGTTGAAAGATTCTTTGGCAAATGGGTTAGATTCTCCTGTAATAACATCAGCAGTTACTTTAGTTGTTGTAGCACCACCGCCCTGTGGTCTTGGGTTTTTTTGTACCCATTGAGGCATCTTTTGTTGCGCCCAATCTTTTACAGGAGTTCTGTTATAACCATCAACGATTACAACAGTGCCATCAGCTTCTCTTGCAAGTTGATCTCGATTTATTCTTGATAAAACATATTGTGGATCATGTACCACATCAGCTAATGCACTGACAGCAGGGGCTTCCACTTCAAGTTCTCTCTGTCTTTGTTCTAGCTCTTGAATCCTTTTGTTTTTGGATTCTTCTGCTTCTCGATATTGAGATGCAAGTTTTTCTCTTGCCTCCTCATATTTACCCTGTGCCTCAAGCTCTTCCTGTTCTTTTTTCTGCTTATAAGCAATCAAAGCATTTACAT